CTTGCCCAGAACTAGTAATCTCAAGATGTTTTCCGTCTGATTGTAAAGCAAACTCTCCCTTTGTTTGTCCGCCCCAAGTTAAAGCAGATTTATAATATTGTCCTGTATAGCATTCATAATTCGTAATATCTATTGATTTATAACCACTAATCGCACTTTTTGCCATAGCAGAAAATAAAGCAACCTTATCGAAATAACGTAATGTAACTTTAGCGTTACTATCGTCTAATATTAATAATTCATCCGATACTTTTAATCTCTCTGCCACCGCATTTGAGGTGACAGAATGCATATTACCGCTAGTGACTTCGTCTACTGGTACTACGGCATTACTTGTTACAGGGTTCATATTGCCGGACTCTACAACGTCTACAACCTCATCTTTCCTTACATAAGGTGACAAGTCAGGAGCGTTAGGAACGTCAATAAGTCCTAACGCTTCATTAAGCTGCTTTAACTGTTTCTTGATAGCAATAATACTTGTGTTTATGTCGTTTACGTTGTTGTCTTTTACAAGTGGTACATCATTCATTTTACTTTACCTCGTATACGTTGCCATTAATCAAGTCATGTGTTTCTCTCTTCTGGTATGTTTTCATATTGATAACAGTACCGTCAGAAAGGTGTATATCAATTCTCAAGTCCGGGTTTTCGTTGCATTTCTGTACAAACTGCTCAAGAATTGCAAAATCTGTGTTTCTCTTAATCAAACGCTTTCTCAGTTTTTCTTCTGCCTTGCGTTCCTTATAAAAACTTACTGCCTCTTTGAAAATACTCATTTGTTTAATACTCCCTTCATTGTTCCGGCCTTCATTCCCTTGTTATAAGCCTTCTGCATTTTCTTGTAGTAATTCTTAATGGCGCGGTTACTTGCCTTGTTGCTCTGTGGTGAGTGTGTCTTGTGAAGCTGATAGTTAACGCTGTACTGGTCGTGTATATTCTTCATAAAGTATTCACCCTTACTAGGCGCGTTCATCATCTCTTCAATTTTTTCTTTAGGTACTCTAGGATACCAGTATTTTTTATTTGAGCCTTGGAAGGTTACATATAACTCTTGAGTCTTTGGGTCATACTTAAACTTCTTAATTGCTGTAGAAGGAATGTCCTGAGTGAATGGCTGTTCTCTCTGTGCCTGTGCGGTTACAAGTTTCTCTTGATCCGGTGTGAGTTCCTTCTGCTGCATCATTGAAGCAGCCGCTTTAATACGTTCCTGTATCTTCTTCTGTGCTTCGCTCTGACGCTCTCCAACTCTGAAAAAGCCGATAGGTGAAAGAGTGTCCTTCTCTTCGCTTGTTTCCGGTCTGAACTTTTCGAGCTTCTTTCCAGCAAGGCCGGCATAATAGGTATAACGCTCTGACTTTGGAGCTTTAATATTGATTATCTTTCCAGCATCAAGAGACTGTTTAATCTTGTCCTGTTCCTCAATGTTTGTTGAAGAAGTATTATTAAATCTGTCTTTTAATTTACTGAAAATATTAGCTACTGCGTTTGCCATCTTCTACCTTCTCGGCAAGTGGATATATCTTGCCTTTTCTTAATGTTCTTGAAAAATAGCCATCTTCTCTAAGCGGCCATATTGTTTTAATTCCCTCTTCATCCTCAAAGTAAGGACAAATAAGGGCGTTAAACTCTGACTGAACGTATGCAGCAAGCTCAAGAGGAAACATCTTTACTTCAAACATCTCACACACCTTTTTCAAGTAGTCAGGGTCTGAAAAGTCAAAGCCTAAGCCATGCCTTAGAAAGTATTTCCACTTCTTGCGGATTTTCAATAAATCCGGCTTTTCTTCATTCAGAATATAACTTGTAATTACGACACTACCAGGAAAGGAAGTGTACATCTCCAAAGGAAAAAGAAAGCTGTTCTGAGCAACGTTCTTTTTAATTTTTCTCATTCCCATTTTCTATACCTCTTGTTTCATTAGTTAAATAAAAAGCTCTTGCCTACTGGGAAGGGTGATGTAGACAAGAGCCAAACTTCATAGGAGTAAGTTTAATATAACCGAAAGTATGGGAGTACTTTACAAAAACATTAGTACTAATAATTTATCAGCAATTCATCTCCATTGCCCTCTGGTGAAACCTCACATTACCTAACCAGAGGGTATTTTATTTAACGTTGCCAGCAAGTGCCATGTAGTCTATCAGGATGACGCCATTTATAGATTTTTCTGTTGTAGAAGTCTTTTGCTTCTTCATCAAACTTGTAACAGATTTTACCTGAAATAGTTTTTTTATAATCTTTGAACGCCCAGCACCAGAACTCAATATATCTAAGACTTGAAGAAGTTATACCAAGATATTTTATAAGCTCTTTTCTTGTAATGTAGTTATCAGGGATTTTTTCATTCTTTATCGGTTTTATTTTGTGAATAAAGTCTATAATTGACTCATCATAAACAAAACAGTCTTTCCCATTTGCGATTACTGAATATCTGTTAAAGTTGTTTTTGTCGCTTATATCTCTAACAGTTTTCCACCAGCATCTACAAGCCTTCGTGATTTCATACTCACTTACTAGGTGATCCTTTTCTCGTAATTCTTTAAAAGAATTGTACTCATAGTTATTAAAAATAATCATTTCACATTACCTTTAAACTATTAGTAAAAATCTAGTCCGAGATAAGAAAAATGCATTTTTAGGGTAGCCTAATCATATTTCATTAATTTATATGACTAGACTGTTCCAAGCGTTATTATACCTAGTCCGAGATAGTGTTTTTAACCCTTTTTAGAGTGTCTGTTAGAATTGTCCTGTCTGCTTGTTCTTTGACTCTCCGCCCGCATCAAGGCCGCAATCATAGAAGAGCTGTCTTGAAGCATAAAGCAGAGCCATAGTTATATCTGGGTGGTATGCGTCATCAAGTTCAGAAGTGATGTTATCCAGGTCATCACGCTTGTATAACGTCTGCTCAAACTCGTTCGCAACTTCTCCGCCTTCAATGTTCATTATGCGGCCTGTTCTGCATTCTTCTGCGAGCTGTTCTATCGCTAGTGCCTTATCGTACTTATAAGCACAATAGGCCGGAAGTCCATAGGTTTGAGAGAGTTCATAAGTTATTGATTTCTCGTTAGTGTCTGTGAATATCTGACAGTTATTTAAGTCTGCGCTAGGGTTACGCTCCAATAACAAGCGCTTGCCATTCTCAAAGCCTTCCCTTACTGCGTCTATGATTTCTGATACTGTAGCCTTGTTAAACTTGCGCTCATAGGTTATATATGCCTGTCTCTGTTCTACGTTTGCAGCTAAAACTACAACGCCGTTATAGTCTGCATAACCAAAGTCTACACCCTCGTAAATATGACTAGGAATGAAGTTAGAAGGCACCGCGCCACTGTAAACCTTATAACCTTTGAATACCTGTGCTTCTGTGTCGTATGCTATCTGTCCGAAGTATTCACGCTGGATAAATGGACTATCAGGACTTACTCCTTTTTCGTCACAAACTCTAGTTATTTCCTCGTCTACATTCTTGATAAATGGGTTATCCTTCATAGTCCATGTGTACTTTGTCCATGAAGGGTTATTAAATGCAGCTTCAAAGTATGTACCTTTTCGGCGCGGTGGTGTTCCTGTGAGTATCAATACAGAGCCTTCAAAGTCCATAAGCATAGGGTTAATAATCGTGTCAATTAAATAATTCATATTACACTGTGACTGCGCCTCATCAATGATTACACACTTGTATTTAAAACCCTGTAACTTGTCTGCTTCTGATTTATCCTTGTTGCCTTTGAGTTTGATTGTAGAACCGTTAGCAAAGGAAATTAAGCCTTCACTTTTGCTAGATCGTGATACCATTAAATCAACTCTTTTCGCTTCATCAAGAATTATCTGGAATATCTGAGATACAGCATTCTCAAAGGTAAGGTTTACATAAAGAACCGGTGTATTAGGTTCACAAGCATATTTTAATAATAAGTCTGCATTGTTCTCTGTCTTACCGGCGCGGCGTGAACACATCTCAACAATTTTTCTTGAGGTGTTGTCATTAAATACATACTTCTGTTTTTCAAAAAGTCTTTCCTGTAGTCTGTATCTGAAAAAGGAAATATCTTTAGCCATATAGCGTTCTGTTTCAGAGTCCAGAGCGTTTAATACTTCTTCAGGCAATATTTTTGATGCTAAGAACATTCCAGCCGGTGAGTTTGGTTTTTTAAGTCCTTCTTTTGCAAACTGTTTCAAAAACTCTTGATAAAAAGGGTTATTGTCCTTGCCTTGAGGGTCAAGAAGGATAGTGCGTAATGAGTCATAAACAACACCAGTAAGAAGCTGATTACGTTTTCTTGTTTCAACTCTCTTTCTGTCTGCTTCTGGTGAGTGTTTGTTCTTAGGTTGATATTCACTAGTAAATTGCTTTCCCATAACAATATTAGTTAGTTTGTCGTAACTATTTCGTAATAAATCTCGTAGACAAAAAAAGACACTCCCACAACGTAGAAGTGTCTTACCGTAATTTTTTTCAAGCCTTCGTTTTGTGTGTGAATGGTAGCCACGAAGATATAAAAACCTACAACGTAGGTAATTCACTTAATAAACGTTTGTTTACTCTCAGGTATATTTCGCCTTCGGGAGTGTTTATTGAACTTTCAAATATTCTGCCAATACCTTCTAAATCTTTTTCTTTATCCTCGTAAGATATTTTCATATCAAAGATTTTATTTAGAATAACATCTACGCCAGTTATATCTATTTCTTTGCCACCAAATAAAAGTTTTTGTTTAAGCATTTTCTAAAACTCCAATTCATTAAGATAAGGTTTCAAGTACTCGTCTATGTCCTTGTTTTCACATTTCCAGGCATAGCCATTTAAGTAACCGTCTGTCTGTAAGTCAGAAGCCATAACCGCGCCATATTCATTTTTATAGCCTTGTTTGTTTTCTTCTGCCTTTTTTATAAGCTCTTTTCTCTTACACCAGTAAAACTCAATTCCTTGCCATTTATAAGTCCTTGTCTTATCAAGCCACTTACAGCGTAAACAGTTTGCGCCGTTGTAGGTATTGTCCTTTTCTGTTGGTAGTGGTCTAGGCTCTAAAGTTATTCCCTCATAAACCTTTTCTTCTTCCGGTTCTTTGTTCTGCTTGTAAAAGTCAAAGAATGCTTCTCTTTCAGCTTGTTTATTTTTCATGCCGCGCCACCTATTTTGAGAAGAACTCATACAAGTTTCTCATATCAGATAAAACTATACCGTTTATTCCGTTTGAAAAATCATGTTCTATTTCTTCATCACCTACATGTTGGTAATCACAACCTATTTTTACATAGTCATTATTTTTATGATAATAAGTACATCCACCATGCCAGTTAGGATAAATCTTATTTCCTAAATCTGTGTCATAATCTGTTGTATTTGCTGCAGCTTGTTCAAATAAAGGATGACTAGGATATAAAATCACATAAAGACACCAGGCGTTTTCATTAGGCATTATTCCGTAATAATTTCTTACGGTTTGTTTTGCTTGCACTTTGAAATGTTTACCGCTTAAATCAAATACATTGATATGCTTAATAACTTTTTTTTCTTCACCTATTTGTAAATTAAAGTCTGTCATTTCTCTACCTCGCTATTCAAATGTGCTTTTACAGGAAGTCCAATAAATGCTTCTGTTGATTCCATAGCAAGTGTCATACTGTCTTTACAACCTCGCTTTTCATACAGTTCCCAATATTTGAAGAACTCTCTAAGAGCAGTTTCAACAAACTTCGGATTGTCGTAGGCTTTGAGTTTCTGCAAGTAGTCATAAAACTCTTTTTGTCGCTTTGTCATTTCTCTACCTCGCTTAAAAATTGCTCTGCTTCATCGACACTTTCGTATCTCTCTTTCAAGTGTTCAACCTTTGCCATAAGCAAAAGGTCTTTAATTATTTCCTTTGCTTTGGTGAGTTGCCTTGCAGTTTCTGCTCTTTGTCTTGCCATAACAACATTATCTTCTGTAAGTCTTATGCAGTCTTGCTTAAAAGGTTTTAGTTCTGCATTTTCCTTTTCGAGTTCCTGCACTGTCTTATTCAGATTTTCAACGCTTGTAAGTAGTGAAGTGTTCTGCTCTGTAAGTTCTGCAATCCGCTTTTCTCTTGGCTCGGCAAACTCTGACATAAAGTCTGTTACTTCGTCATAACAAAAACCTTCGTGACACCCTAAGATAATTCCTTTGTCAGTCACCATTTTATCAAGACTTTCTTCTGCTTTCTTTTTCAATACGTCTTTAGTCATTTTCTCATTCTCCATGTATGGTGGCTATCACAATGACAGCCACCAACAAAGCTATTAATATATTTTCTAGCATTCCCACTTACTTCTTGAATAAAGGACACCATTCACGACAATTACAGTAATTGTCACACTTTTTGTTTTCGCCTGGTCTGTGTTCGATGTACTCGTCTTTCTTGAGTTCCACCTTTGCAGCTTCTTCTTCTGTGTCATAAAGTTTAATTGCAGATTTACGGCCTTCTTTCATGTGCGCCCATTTCTCCGCAGTAGTCCAGCGTTCTTCTTTGCTGCATGGTGTAAGTTCTTCATCCTTGAGAGTATCTGCAAACTCAAGAGCTTTTACACGCGCTTCAATAAAAGTCTGAATGTCTGCAAGGTCATCCGCTGTAACGTCAAACTCAAAAATATAAATTGGCTGCTTAGGGTAATCAGGTTTATTTCTTGCATCTGCTTTTGAATGATCTTTAAGTAATGCGATAAACTTACAGTGTTTTACTTCAAGGCCGTTCTGTTTCATAAGCCATGAATAAATCAAACCTTGTCTTTTCCAGTCTGCAAAGTCCTGTTTAATTACCTTCCACACAGAAGCGGTTTTCCAGTCTACAAGAGTTTCGTTCTCAAGATCATAACAATCAACTCTGCCTGTTACTTTAGAGTTTGATACATCCACACTAAAAAACTCTTCCTTGAAGGTGTTGTCTTTCTGAGCTTCAAAAATTGCGTGTGTGGCTGTTCCAAATATCTGCCATATACTTTCAGAAGCATCTACGAGAATGTCATCCCAGTGTCTTTTTGTAAGGATAGTTTCACAAGCGCCTTTTAGAAGAGTTGTTGCGCTGTACTCTCCGTCTTTGTTGTGTTTTTCTGTTGTTACTGCTTCTACAAGTGCAGTAGGTAAGTTAAAAATGTTTGTTACTTTCATTTGTCATATCTCCTATATTTTTTTTTAGTTGTCTATGTCTGCAAAACACTTCGGTGTTACATCCGGCCAGAAGCCAAGTTTTAAGCAGCGTTTGTCTGTAACAAGAGGGTGAAGTTCTTCAAGGTCTATAGTTTCCTTTTCTGTTTCTTCTGCCTTCTTTTTTTCAACCTTGAAGCGCTTGTCTCTTCTGGTTGTGATAATCTCAACAATCTTTTCTGCATCCTCTTTCGAGTAAAAAGCGACCTTTGACTTTTTCATAGGTCTTACAATTCTTTCGATATGGTTTCTTATTGCTGTATTGCTCACACAAGAAGGGGTTACTCCGGCCAAGTCTGCGACCTGTTGAGAAGTGTAGTAGTTCTTTTCAAGTACTTTGTTACTTTCGAGTGAGTCGCGGAGCATATCAAAAACTGTCTGAGGGTAAACAAGTACATTCTGGTTACCGTCAATATTTTTGAATATTCCCACAAACTTAAACCTTTTAATCAGTTTGCGGATAGAGTAAACGCTGACGTCTAGCTCTTCTGCCATGTCAGAAAGTGTATAGATTTTGTTGCTCATATATGTACTTCCCCTAAAATCTTTTTGCAAACTGCTGCAAGCTGACACGCTTCTTTAGCAAGCTCTACAGCATCAAGGCCGATAATACGCGCGTTAGATTTAACCTCGTTTGCATCATCCTGTTTTACTGCATCCCATAACATAGCAAGATGATTTTTAATGTAGTCCAGGTCTCGCTCTGTTTCTTCCACTTCTTCCAGAAGTACCGCGTAGCCTTCGTGTAAGCTGTGATACTCCGCGCCATAGGTTTTTACTGCCTGATTAATTTCAAGCCGTATTGCCTCAGTAATCTTCAATTCCGTCTGCTTCGCAAACATCTGTTAAGCCTCCCATTTCTATTTTTTCCCGTTCCCGCTCCAATTCGAGAACGTAGTCAAAATCCCTTGTCCTTTCGTTTATCTGTAAGTTGCCGTCTAAGAAAACTTCTCTTACTTTGTGGAAAGCAACGTTTTCAAGTTTCTTTGCGCGGAAGTAAGGAAAGCGCTCATAGTAACCCATTACGCGCAAACTTGCTTCAAAGCTCTTACCCTCGAAGTCCGGCACCTTGCAGCCTGTACAAACTTTTTTCTTTGCAAGACTTTCAACAACTCCCTCGATATAGGGAAACATCTTCCACAAGATATTTTTGTCTGTTACTCCGGTCTTGTTATATTCGAGTAACAAGTCATTCTGTAACTTGTAGAACTCGTAATTGCGGTCTTTTTCATACTTAGACAAATCAAGAGGCGGATAATTTTTGATATAGCAGTCTGCAAAGTCAAACTCATTCTGACCCTCTATTAGCCAAGATTTCATACTTCCCACCGCGCCAACTTTTTAATTAAAACAAGCTCTGTTGTTTCATGCGTAAATACTTTGCGTTAGGGTTGTTCTGATCCTCGCGCAAGTCCATTTCTTCAATGCTTTCCTCAATGTCTTTGAAAGCCTGTTCCCATTCAGTCTTTGACTCTTCGCTCATTGGTAAACCTTTTCTATTTTGCAATTCCCATTTCCTCTTTGTACTTTTTGTTATTAAGGCCGATAATAAAACCAGCTCTAAAAATCTGCTCTGCGTTGCTTTTGTTTGTTGCTTTTGCAAATCCGTCTACTTCTTCCTGAATACGTTCTGGACCACAAATCAAAAACAGTCTTTTCCATTACTTCGCTCTCCTTCTGTAGTCATCACCTTCAATGAGAATTACCTTTGAGTTTTCTCTAAGGCGTGAAATAACATCTTTTGTAAGTCTGCTTTCAAGACAGTTTCTTCTTTCGCAGTTTTCACACTCTTTGTTATTGTTCTGGTAGAAGATGCAGTCTCTTTTTCTGATAAGGTTTGAAAGAATAAGAGTAGGTAAATTGTTTGAGTGTCTGTTGTCGATAATTGCGCTCAAGAAGTTTTCTTCTGCCTCGCTTCCTTTGGTTCTGCCATATTCATCTATGGCTAAAAGCGGAAGTTTAGAAAAACGCTTTATTACATCCAGCTCGCTTGATTTACCTGTGAAACATCCGCGGTAAGTAGCAAACATTTCGTAAGCGGTAATTAATAGGCCGTTATGTTTTTTTACAAGAGCGCTTGCAAGGTGTGTCTTTCCTACACCGTTAGAGCCAAGAAGTACAAGTTTCTTTATTGCTCCGGTGTCGATAAGTTTGCAGCAGTGAAGAGCTTCTTTCTGACTTTCAGTAAATGCCTGATAGTTTTCAAGTGTTGCTTTTTCGTACTGGTCTTTAATGCCGATAGCCTCAAGCCATTCTGCCTTTGTCTGTTCTTTCTGATATTTCTGTTTTGATTTTTCTGCTATGTCGTACTTTTCTACGCAAGAAGGACAACAGCGTGCAATAATAACGCCAAACTGTGAAACAAGCGCCGGCTGTTCGTAAGGTTCGCCACACTTAGCGCAGAAGTTTTTTTCAATGCGTATAGGAAATACTTTTTCTTTTTCTTCCGGTGTCATTTATAAACTCTCTCCTTCTGTATCGTGTAAAATGTCGTGGCCGTTATCTTTGCTGTAACGTTCCCATATTCTTACACAAGCCTTCCAGTCTTTTACTGGTGTATGCTTTTTGCCATATACCCAGCCGTTGCGGTCGTAATGGTCGATAAACTCGTTAGGATCAATTTTGTTTTTTCTCTCTTCGCAATAAGCCCTAACTTCTTCGACTGTAGGTTTCTTAAATGCAGTTTCTGTACTCTTGTTACCTCTGCCGCCTAGCATTCCGTTTTTAATGTTCTGAACGCTTGCGTCTATGCTGGACTTAACACCGGTAAAGAACAGCTTCTCAATTTCTGTTTCTGCTATTTCTTCTCCGTAAATGCCGTAGTAACAGAGGATGCGCATAAACCTACCGAATTGTGCATCATCGTTTTTTGTGTAACTGTCTATTGCTTCAAGATAATTCGCCCACATCTTGAAGCCATCGTTTATTTTTTTCATTCTGCCTGTCCGATTTTAGAGTAGAGTGACTGTCTGCGGTTTTCGCAGATATAAGCGTCTTTACAATGAAGGCGCATTTCACGAAGGAAAGTCTCAACATACATATTTTTAAGAAGTGGCTGTTCTTTGACACACAGCTTTTTTAATTCCCAGCCGTTGAAGGTGTAACCGTTCGGCATGGCGCGGATAACTTTTCTTACTGTCTGTGCCGCGTAAATTAATTTAATGTCGTTAGTTTTTGCTCTTTCCATTTTTCTAAGTCCTCCCAAACTTAAAAAATCTGCTTTATGTTTCTCGCGTTCTTTTTCAAGAATAGTAACCGCATCAGCAGTAAGCGAATTGCAGCACCTTGCTTTTTATGGCAAGGTGTTTACCCCTTATTAAAAAATGTCAGGTACATCCTCTGGGAATGCGTCTGCATTGTTATTGTCTGTGTGAGTTGTTACCTCTTTCTTTGCAGCTCTAGGCTTTGTCTTGTACGGTACAATTTCGTTGTACTGTGTATTTTTCTTCTGCTGCTGTACGGTAATTTCTCCCACCTTACCAATCCAATGAGCCGGCTCGAAGTCTCCCTCTGTGATAGAGAATGACGCGAAAAACTGTGTCATGTTTCTATCCCACATCTTTTGTGACTGTTCTGCTGTCATACTTCCAAAACCCTGTGTCGGTCTGTCATTGATTAAGAAAATATGAGGGTTGCAGTTAGGATGTCCTTCTACCTCTACCTCTGCCTGAATGTACTGCCCGTAATTGCCGTTTTTGATTTCAGCCTTTACGATTTTTGCCTTGTAGTTTCCTACTTCCAACATTTCTGAACTGTCCTCATGTTTAAATCCGTTACCAAAAGCCATAACTATTTATCTCCTTCTTTTTTGGTTTCTACTTTCTTTGCTGGTGTGATCTTGAAGAACTCTCTCAGGCGTGTATCAACAGCCTTGAGGTCGTTGTCAATTTTGTCATCTGTGAACATTCCGAGTGGTGTCTTTACTGTGTCGTATCCGTTGTTATGGGTTGCGAATAAGTACTTGCCATCTTCAACAACTGTCTTTAATACGACTGTGCAGTAGCCTTCACAAACTACGGTGTTGTCTAACATCTTTCCAACTGTCTTGAAGTGTTCGCGGCCATCGTCTCCCTTCTCAGAATGTCCGAGGAAATAAACGATTTTGTCATCAGGAAGATCAGTAATACAGAAGTTCATAAACTCCCAGAAGTTCTTTGCCATTGAGGTGTACTTGTCGAAAGTTTTAACATCACTGTTCGCCATGTACTCGTTTACGATAAGGTAGGTACAATCATCGACAATAATTGCCGGTGAAGTTGTCTTGAGCATAAGCTCTTTAATAGTCTTGTAGTTGCCTACGTTAGCAACTGCCAAGTCACAAGGGAAAGGCATAGGCTTTTTTGAAACGTTAATAACGCTTGCTTCGCCTTTTTTGAAATTACGCAGTGAGGTACTTTTTCCGGTTCCTGACTGCCCGATTACCATAACAATACTTGCCATAGTTCACATCTCCTATTTAATTTTTTTTGTGCTTGATTAAAGTGCTGATACATTCAGAAGCAAGGCTTTTTCATAGAGTTTGTCTGCTACGTTGTTCCAGTAGCACCATCCCCAGTTTGTCTCACAATTACGAGCTGTCTGTCTTGCTAACTCGCTTTTGTAAATTAATGTTTCGTACTCGTTCATTTTCTTCCGCGCTCCTATTCGCGTTAAAAAAAGAAGGCCGCTAACCTGGTACGAGCAAGCTAGCGGCCGTATAATTTAAGAGAAGTGTGAGTTCTCTAAAATCCTAAGCAATTTCACAACGCTCGTACTGTTGTTTATGCTTTAGATTTTAGAATGGAAATTTGTGATTGTCAAGTACCTTTTTCAAAATCTAAGATAATTTTTTTTTCTTGACGATAATTAAATTATGGGTTTATCATTCTGCTTCGGTGGACTTGAGGGAAGGACTGTTTATGACTGAATACCAGCAGAAACAGTTAAGAAAGTCTATTTATATACCGTTATGTTGTCGAGGGGAGATCACAAACTTACAGGCTGCACAGAAAATAGGAATTGCACCTCGCAACGTTCTTAAATTAAAAAACAGATATAAGCAAATTGGAGATGCGGCATTTAAGCGCCCAAGTCATCCAGGCTATCACCGAAAGTATAACAAAGACTTTGAAAACTTAGTTATCTCACTTTATCACAAATACTATGAAGGCGCTCCCTTTGCTGCCTTCTGGCGCGGTTTGAGGGATATTGAAAATATAAATATTCCTCTCCCTTCGTTACGAAAAATTATGAAACGTAACGGAGTAAAAAGCGGCAAGGAATACGCACCGCATAAAAAAATAAAACATGAGTCCAGAATGGAAAGGCGTTGCACTGGTGAGCTTGTGCAGATGGATGCTTCAAAACATGACTGGTTTATGAATGGCACTTACACCAATTTACATGGCGCTATAGATGATGCAAGGCACATTGTAACCGGTTTGTATTTCTGTGATAACGAATGCCGACTAGGTTACAATGAAGTATTAAAACAAACCTTCCAGAATTACGGCATTATGGAAGCGGTGTACATTGACCGCCATTCCTCTTTTGTTACTACTCCAAAACATAAGAGCCTAGAAGAAAGGTTGCAGTATGAAAAATCAAGTAATACACACTTCAACGATCTCTGCAAGAAATTAAATATAGAAGTCATACTGGCTTTATCTGCTGAGGGTAAAGGCCGTATAGAAAGACTCTGGGGAACTTTACAAGATAACTTACCTTACATCTTCCGGCGCTTAGGCATTCAGGACAACCAGAGCGCCAACGAGTTTTTGAAAGACTGGCTGCCGAAGTTCAACGCTGAGTTTTCTATCCGCGCCGCGTCTCCAATTTCAAGATGGAAGCCTCTTCCGCCACACTTCAATATTGAATATCACCTCTCTATCAAGCTGCCGCGCCGTACTGACTCTTACGGCGTTTTCCTCTTCCACGATCATTATTTCGAGCTTGACGCTCCGCGGAAGTCTCATGTCAAGTTCACTCTCTGTCTGTCTGAGTCCTTCGGCCTCAAAGCCTTTATGAATGGCAAGTTCTATCCTGTTGTTCTGTGTGATACTCTTTCCTCTGTCCGTTGTGGAACTATGCCAATGGTAGAGCAAGACTTGATAGCAAGGTATTTATTAAACGACTTGCACAGCCAGGTTGTATAAATATTTTCTTGTAAAATTGTATTGGAATGAAAATGGAGTGAAAGGCTATTATTATTATATATATATTATATTTCTATTTCTATTTCTTATTCTATTTCTTATTCTTATTCTATTTCTATTTCTTATTGCTTAAAAGGGGGGTATAAAGGGGGGGTTAACACATTTTTAACAGTTTAGAAAATTGTACAAATCTCTATTTTTAGAAAGGAAATTAGGAGAAAATAAAGGAAATTTTCCCTAATTTTTTTGGATTTTTTGGATTTATAATTTAGTAAGGTTTTTTGGTTTATAGACTCCCTTTGCTTGTTTCAGTTCGGCAAGGGGAGTTTTTTTTTATTTTACACGCGCATTGAAAGCATCATATTTAGCCTCAACCTCGTCTACTTTTACCTTGTAATCAACAATCAGTTTGTAATACCAGAAAGGCATGACTACATACTCAACATTCTGTGTGTTGTCTGTTACCCTCTTGTAGTTTTCATCAAGTGGCAATACGTTGTTTTGTGGGTTAGGATACGAAGGAAAATATAAATCAGGCGTTGCATATATTGTCTTATACTCCGTTTTAACTTCGTTACTTTTGCAGCAGCTCATTACAAGCATTAAAGCTATCAAGGGTATTACCATTATGAGCTTTTTGTTTAAGTTCTTCATTTTCTTTCTGTTTCTCCTTTTCTGCTTTTTCACCAGCCTTGAGCGCGTCAAGGTTAGTGTTTAAGTTTTCGTTTTTTTCGTGTTCTATCTTTTTCTCTTCTTTTGCCTGTCTGAATAAAACAAAGAAGATAGCAGATAGTCCGGCACCAAGAACAGAAAGAGCAGCTAAGATTTTATTAAGCATCTTTCTTCACTCCTAACTTTTTCAAAAATGCTTCATACAAAAAAGTACTAGCACCAAGAATAACAAACAGATAGAAAGGTAACTCTCTCCACTCGATAAACTTTGCAAGTGCTAAAGTTACAGAGAGGATGATACACCAGAAAGCAGAAAGCCAGACTTTCTTTCCGTCAAAGAACTTCAACTGTCTGCCGTAGGTGTCCTCTAAGTATTCCTCAATGATTGTTACAAGCCATGATGATCCGTAAACAAGCATAATGTTAGCTACTACGGCCACAATAACAGGAATAGGAACGTATTCCTTAACCACTGAAAATAAAGCTGATAATTCCATTTATACTACCTCGCTAATTTAATAACTCTTGTGTTTTCTTTTGTGTCCGGTTTTCCCTTTGTGACACACTGAGAATTAATTAAGGAATTGAAAACGATTTTTCCATTCTCAACTACTACCCAGTGGTCGCGCCCATTGTACACATAGTGCACCGGATAACACTTAACTTTTTTCAGGTCGTTAAACTGTTCCTTTGTTACCTCGTAGCGCTTGCCGGTTACATACTCTAAGAACCTGGAAGCATTCAGTACAGTGCATTCATTATCCAGGATGCCTTTGTTCATACAGTCCGACAGAATGCGGATGTATTCAGTTTCATTACCTCTTATGCCTACACAGTAAAGGTAGCACATAGCCAAACAACCATACTTGCCGATAGCGTCAATATTTTTTGAGACTTCGGCTGCGAATGTCTGCGGATAAATCATTTATTCTTTGTCCTTTGTATTGATTTTGCCTTCAAGAAGAAGGTCTAGTTTTGTATCTATTCTGGTGAGCTTGTCTGAAAGGGTGTCTACACGTTCAACGGCCTTTATCTGGTCTTTGTCGTGTTCTTCAAGAATTGTTACTCTTTTGGATAAATGGAAAAAATAGGCTGTTGCGGAAACAAAGCCAGCGGTACAGAAGTAAGTCAAA